CCAGGCATTATGCCCTTCATACCAGTCCCTCCTACTGCGCCTCTGCCAAACCCAGCAATCATTGAGACTCAGTTAGCAACAAGTAATTATGGTATCAGAAACGTTGTGGTCGATTCAAAACTAGCAGATAAGATAAGCAAGTCAGACGACTATAAAGGACTCTTCAACTTTGATCCTACTATTCATGAGATTCGTTCTAAGTTACGTGATCCCGCTAACTTTGATAATGGTGGGTTCACAAGTTATCTAGTGAGTGAAGGCAAACTAAACAAAGACTTTAAGAAGAACATTCCCCGAAACATTGGACGATCTGCATCTAAGAAAGGAACTATTAGATTTGGCATCAACACTCTCGGCAACAACCCTGCTGACACCAGAAGCAAGCGATTTAAGGTAAATACGAAATGAAGTTATTGGTAGATCCACAATATAATCCAGAGTTTGAAGCGTCTATCACATCAGCAACTAAACTTGGTCCAGGCATATCGCTTGCTAAGTTTCTGGGTGCTAGAGGATCACGTACACAATTAGAGAAACTATATGCTGACGGTTTCTTTGGTGCACCTGATACAGCACAGATTGCTAGAAACTTAGTTCTTCATGCGCAGGCAATACAAACTGTAACCGGCAATTCATTCTTTTCTAAACATAGACTAGTAGTGAGTGAAGGTATATATGAACCTAATCCTAAGTTTGTTATACAAGAGACTAAAGTAAACGACGAAGCGGCAGCAAAGAAACTAGCAGAGAACAATAAAGGTTCTTACGGTAAAGGTCCTGACGGATGGTTAGCAAGAATACCAGTATACACTGGCGAGAAACCAACGTCAAATAGTATCAACGATTTGCGTAGAACTGGACGCACAGTAGTATATCAACTGATCGATCAACAAGGTAAGACTGATCCTAGATTGTCATTTGATCTTGCGGTGTTCTGGAAAGATTATGTGAACTATGATAAGTTGACACTAGACTACGACACTTTTGATCCGAACGGTGATCTCACCTGTTCTATTATATTAGAGATGCCGAAGGTTGGTACTGATTGGGATGTAAGTTATAAGTTCAATCTCGAAACAACTTACAATGGTGAACTTCAATCAAAAGATGAGTTGTTAGAGATACTTCCTGAAGAAGATGATGAATCTAGCATATTTGATTTTTTCTCTTAGAAATAACATATAAATAAAAGAAAAAGGTTTTAGTAGCATGGCGAAGATTTTTTCAGCAGAAGATGGTAATCTCAGCACGAGTGTTAGAGTTGTGCGCGAACGTCTGTACTCTGATTTTGATCTCACGTTTGAGGCAAATACTACTAGTGGCGGTGATTTATATAAAAAGACAGATGCCGCTTCAGTAAAACAAGCAATCAAAACACTTCTACTAACGAGCAGATTCGAGAAACCTTACAAACCACAGTTTGGTGCCGACTTAAACTCTTTACTTTTTGATCTTGCGGATGCTGATACAGGCGAAGAAATATCGTCTGCTATCAAGACTGCAATAGAAAGATACGAACCACGAGTAGCAGTAACACGACTTCAAGTCTCAGCAACACCAGATTATAATAGTGTTGATGTTGTTGTTGAATTTCGTGTAATGAATACAGACCAAGTTGACACACTAAGATTATCAGTTGGTGGTCAGACAGCAGGTCCTGCAATATCTATCGAGTTGCCAGTTACACCTGATCAGATTGTTGATCGAGTTATACTATCAGAAAGAGAAGGTGTAGTTACTCTAAGAACATTGACCGAAGCGGGTGCATTCTTAATTAGAGACATCGGTAAGACTGTTGACGGTGCAATATTAACACAAGACGGTGATGAGATAGCGTTATCTGGTGATTCAGGTGACGTACTAATCAAAACCGTAGGATTATAATAAGAGGATAACCAGTAATGGCAACAACTATTAAATCTACGGATTTAGATTTTGATGCAATCAAGAATAGTCTTAAAACACATTTGATACAATCAGGTGAATTCAATGACTATAACTTCGAGGGATCGGCACTGTCTAGTCTGCTAGATGTGTTGGCATATAATACACATCAAAATTCACTAGTCGCTAACTATGCTCTAAACGAATCATTTTTGAGTACTGCGCAAATGCGCTCCTCACTTGTAGGTCTAGCGGGTGGTTTGGGTTATACTGTCAACTCAAGAACTGCGGCATATGCTGTCGTGAATCTTTGGATTGAGGATAACGATAATCCATCTAGTGTTACGATGCCCGCAGGTTTTAAGTTTACTACTACCGTTGACAATCTAACGTACACCTTTCAGACTCGCGACACATTAACCGCAACAAACAATGGTAGTAATCTATATTACTTTACAGCGAATGCTAACATCAATGTTCCTATCTACGAAGGCACATCTAAGAGCAAGAACTTTATTGCGGGTGAAACGTCTTCTTCAGATTCATATGTTATTCCTGTAACTAATATTGATATCGCAACTATTAAAGTTACTGTATACGAAGATCCTTCGCATGTTGTAGGAACGGTTTACACTAACATTTCTAACGCGACAACTATTGACGTGAACTCCGCTATTTTTGTCGCGAAAGAAACACCGAACGGTTTCTATGAAATATCGTTTGGTAACGGTGTTAGATTCACAAACACTACTCCTAAAGCGGGCAACAGAATACTAGTTGAATATACTACAGTAGCAGGTCCTTTAGCAAACGGTGCTAGAACATTTACTGCTGAAAGCACTGTCGGTAATGGTAAAACATTAAACATTACTAGCGGAACTTCTGGTGGCGGCAACGAGAAAGAAGGTATCGAATCTATTCGTAAGAATGCTCCTTATCTTTATGCTTCACAAAACAGAATGGTTACTGCCGAAGACTATGCGGCACTAACACTACGCAATTTCAAGACTGTTATCAGCGACATCAAAGCATGGGGTGGACAAGACAATGTTCCTCCTAGATATGGTTCTGTATTTCTGTCAGTCGATTTCACTACAGAAGATGCTACAGTTATTCTGACCACTAAAGAAGCGATTAAGAGACTTGCAAAAGATTTGTCTGTTGCTTCATTCGACATTCAGTTCTCAGATCCAGTTAATACTTTCTTAGAAGTGACAACATTCTTTCAGTTTAATCCAAGATTAACATCACTGGGTCAGTCTGCGGTTGAGGCATTGGTACAAAGTGCTACTTCAGATTATTTTGATGAGAATCTAGGGAAGTTCAATCAATCGTTCCGTCGTTCTAATTTGCTATCCGATATTGATGCAGTTGACGGTTCTGTATTGTCTAGTCGATCATCAATTAAAATGCAATCAAGATTTGATCCTATCGACGGTGCTGTTGATTACATCATCGACTATCCTGCTCCTATTGCACAACCAGACGATGTTGAGTATGTCATACAAAGTGAGAACTTCTTCTTGAACGGTAAGACGTGTTTCTTACGTAATAGAATCAGCACAAGCGTAATTGAGGCAATTAATGTTGCTGACGGTCTTGTTGAAGTAGATGTAATTGGATCATACGATGCACCTCTAGGCACACTTACTCTTAATGCTTTCGCGGGTTCTTTGATCTCGGGTGACTTCATGAAGATTGTTGCGACACCTGCCAATCAGTCGGTAATTAATCCAACAAGAAACAATATCCTGAGATTCGACAACGAAGCGTCTATCGCTAGAGCAGTGCTTACAGACACCTTATAAATAGACTCATATTACTAAAGAGAAAAATAAATGACATCTGCAATTACTAATACGTTTAGGAGTCTTCTTTTAGATCAACTTAAAGAAGACATCGACGGCACGAGCGAGAACTATTATATTGGTCTTGCGAGGGCGGACTTGATTACCAATCCTACGATTGAAAACTCGATCTATGCGCAGAATCAAGTTAGACATTCTCTTCAGGCAGTTAAAGCACTGAATAACGCCTCTCATGTTATTAAGAACGTTACTTGGTCATCTGGTTTTGCTTACGAATCCTATAACGATGCTCTACCTGCTCAAGAGAATTTCTATGTTATTAATTCATCAAGAGAAGTGTTTATCTGTATAGAGCAAGGTAAAAATGCTGAAGGTATTGTTCAGCAGTCAGTAAATCAACCATTCGCATCGCATGAACGATCTGTTGTGAATGGAGGTGGTTTAGCATCTAATGGTAAAACCTTTATTCTCGAAGACCTATATAAGTGGCGTTACCTGTTCACACTATCAAACCTTGCATATGCTACATACAAAACAAACGAATGGATTCCAGTAAAGAAAGCATTATCTACTGCAACTATTGCAGAAGAGATAGAACAGTACACACTACAACAAGCATCAACTGACGGTGAAATTCTCAGTGTTGAAATTGTTGATGGAGGTTCAGGTTATACTGCAACTCCTGANCTCACGATAGATGGTGATGGTATTTTAGCAGACTTTGAAGTCACTATCAATAATGGTAGTGTTGTAAAAGTAGAAGTATCGCAAAGTGAACTTGACGCATCGTATCAACACGGAACAGGTTATCGGTGTGCAATAGCAACATTATCTGCTGGTAATGCAGTACTGCGACCAATCATATCACCTCCGAAGGGCACACACGACGATCCAACTAAGATTCTAAAGTCGGTTGCACTAATGTTACAGGCAGATTTTAAATCGGACGAAGACGCGAAGATTCGAACAGAGAATGATTTTTATCAAACTTGTTTATTGAGAAATCTAAAGAAGTATGGTGACAGTGATGGAGAACAAGGTTATGTTGGTACAGATTCTGACTTTGATTTGAATGTTGGCAGCGCATTAAAAATTCTACAAATTAATAAAACAAATGGCGTGTTTGGTCCAGATGATGTATTCTCTAATGCTGAAAACACCATACAAGGTAAAGTGTATCACTATGATTCTGACGGTGCACAAAAGTTATATTATTATCAAGACGAGACTACAGGATTCGGTAAGTTTAATACCGGAGGTTCTCTTGTCAATAGAACCGTAACAGGCACAGGCAACATTCTTAGATTATTTAATCCTGACGTTGACGCCACAACCGGTGATATTTTACACATAAATAATGTTGGACAGATAACACGCGGTTCTAATCAAACCGAAGACATTCGCATCGTAATTCAGTTAGGATAAGAGACTAAAAACATGGCAAATATATTCACATCTAATACGTTATCTGGAAGTTATGCAGACGATTATAACGCTAATGACAACTATCATCAGATATTGTTTAACAGCGGTCGCGCACTTCAGTCACGAGAACTTACACAGATGCAGACTCTTATCTATGAAGAGATGGGTCGCATGGGTTCGAACATATTTAAAGACGGTGCAGTAGTAAATGGTGGTGGTGTTAGCATGAACAATGCTTATCACTTCGTCAAGATTGCATCTACTAATCAGGGTGGCGAGTTCGGTGCTATACCAACTGGCACAATCTTAAAGAATCCTAACACTAATGTTTCTGCTCAGGTTATTCAAGCGATACCTGCTAACGGTACTCAGTTATTTGATACACTATTCGTTGAGTACATTAATAGTGGTAATGCACTAGCGACAAATTCACCAACTACATTTGGTGATAACGAAACCCTAGTTGAGCAATTTGCTACAAGCAGTGCTTATGAGTTAGTGACAGAGACTCCTGATGCGACAGGTTACGGTGCTAAGTTTACTGTTGCAGAAGGCGACTTCTTCATTCTAGGTCGTTTTGTTCATACCGAAGAACAGTCGATTATTCTTTCATCTTATACTGGTGACAACATTAATGCTGAGGTAGGTTTCAAAGTCATTCAGCAAGTAGTAACTGTTACAGATACCGATTCTCTCTATGACAATGCTTCGGGTATTGTTAATACTGCTTCACCTGGTGCTGATCGACTTCGCATCAGATTAGAACTTACTACTAGAGATTTGATTGGAGTAAACGATACGTTCGTATTCCTTGCAGAGGTTGAAAACTCAGCAATCAGTGAACAACTACAATCTATTGACGCATACAGTAAAATCGAAGAACTTCTTGCGCTACGTACTAAGGAAGAGTCTGGTGATTATGTTGTCGAACCTTTCATTGTTAATGTCAGTGAAAACGACAATGGCATAGATGCTAATCTCGAACTTAATGTAAGTGAAGGTACTGCATATGTAAATGGTTATCGTGCAGAGAATCAATCACCAATTACTTTAAGTCTTCCACGACCAACAGAAACCGAGACAGTAGAGAACGATGTTATCGGTGTGAACTACGGCAACTACTTTGTATGTACTGCAAACAGAGGTCTTCCTAATCTTGATCTTGCAAGAGTTGACTTGTGGAGCGCAACAGGTTATGGCGGTGGTGGTACTGATTACGGTACTTGTCGTATTCGTGCAGTAGAACCTTTCGGAACTAAGTTTAAAGTTTATGTATTTGACATGAGAGTGTTTACTACAGAAGACCTCGGTAATGTAAAAAGTATTGGTTCCTCAACTACTGATTACTTCGATATCGATTTACAGGGTGGTAAAGCAGTACTACACGAAACTACTAATAATAATACAGCATTATTTGCAGCGGCATATCCTCGTATAGAGTCTCTTGCAGATATTGTGTTATCAAAACAAGTACGTCAACAAAAGACTGCATCCACTAATGCTGTCACTCTTGATCAGTTACCCGTGGGTTCTTCATATGTAGATTCATCTTTATGGATTGTAAGTTTAAGCAGTGCAGTGATCGAAGCACCTAGCACCTACACTGTTGCTATCACTAACGGTGGTAGAGATGCTACTATAACAAGTCTTGCTAGTGCTTCTGGTACGTATGAAATTCTTGCTTATGTTCAGAAGACTGCAACAGTTCGTCCAAAGACTCTCACAACCGCAACTGCAACTATCAACAGTACTACTGACTCTGCTGGTCGTACAATGTTTGATATTGGTGTTCCTGACATCTACTCTATTGATTCAGTGCGTCAAAGTAACAGTGTAGGTTTTGATCTCTCGTCCGCAGTAGTACTTGACGATGGACAACGTGACAACTATTATGCTGACGGTAGTCTTTTACTCAAAGAAGGTCATGCAGATCCTTCTGCGATCTACATTTCATATAAGCACTTTGCACGAGGCAGTGGTGATTTCTACGCTCCTTCTTCTTACAACGTTCCTTATAAAGATATTCCTTTACATACATCAGTCACTGGTGATACAATTGATCTACGTGATGTTGTTGACTTCAGAGGAGATAGAAATGGTTTCGAAGGAACTTTCTCTAATGTCAATGCTCTACCTAGAGTAGGTACTAATATTACTGCTGATATCGACTATTATCTACCTCGTGCAGATAAAGTGATTATTACACCAGAAGGCGAAGTACAAGTATTAATGGGTCAGCAAGCGCGTGAACCTCAGTTCAAAGAAACGCCTATGCACTCTATGGAACTATACAAGATTATTCTCAACGGTAATACTATCAGCGAAAATGATTTGACTGTACTTCCAACAGCACAGCAACGCGGTTACACGATGAAAGATATTGGTGATATTGATCGCAAATTAGATGCTCTTGAAGAATCCACATCATTAAGCATTGCAGAACTTGAAGCGAGATTGGACAATGTTCTTGATAGTGCTGGTGTTATTCGTATCATTAGTGGTATGCAAGTAGACGAGCATGGCGATCAAGGCAATAGTGAAGTCGAATCACCCGATTATAAGGCAGCAATTGATCCTGAGAATCGTTTAGTACGTCCTTCTTTTGAAGAAGGTAATATGCGTCTAATCTTCGACTCGGCGGCATCTTCGGGTGTTGTTAAGAAAGGTGATAATGTTTATCTTGCTCACACCGAAGCATCTTGGGTAAACCAAAGTATTGCATCACGGTCAGTTAAGATCAATCCGTTCGGTCTTATTGATAATGTAGGAACGATGAAACTATCACCATCAACTGATGAGTGGAAAGAATCTATTCAAAATGCCGCCAAGTCTCTTGCGGGTTCGGGTCGTCTATTCGGTAATCAGGCATTCTTATGGAATAACTGGATGTGGAACTGGCAGGGACGTACTGCGAAAGAGAATGCTGAAATTTCTAAGTTGGCAGGAGTAGTTCGTACTGGTTCTGGCAGAGCGAAAGCATTTGCTTTAAGAACATTACATAATAAATATGGACTATCACAATCCGCCACTATCAAACGTATTATCTCTGGTAATACTCTACGTAACGTAGTAGGTGACAGAACTATTGATGTTGCATTTGTACCATGGATTAGATCACGTAAGATTTACTTCAAGGCACAAGGACTAACGCCCAACACTAAGTTTACACCATTCTTTGATGGTACTGATGTTTCAGTTTGGTGTCGCGAAGAATCATCGTTTGTTCAGTGGTCTGATAGAACAGATGAGATTGGTAACAAGTTTACTCACTCAGCGATAGTCGGTCATCCAGACGGCACAAGCGATCTGATTGCTGATGCTAACGGCGAAGTTATTGGATCATTCTTCATTCCTAATATCAGTCCTAAGTTAGAAGTTGCTCACACTAAGTATCGCGGACGATACAACAAATATTATCTACGATTCAGATCAGGCGCACGAGAGTTCAAACTTCTCGATATTAATGTCAATGATTGGGCAAGTGCAAACAGTAAAGCATTCACTCACTATACTGTTAAAGGTCTGTTGCCTTGGACTTGGTACAATCCTTTAACTTATACACGTGGTCATCGTTATCTTTATCCTTACAACTATCGACATAAGTTGTATTCAGCAAAAGAAATGAAAAAGGTTCTTGATAGTATACCAGCGAGTCAGGTGAATATTATTGATCCAAGATTATCTGGACTATATGGTCCTGACGGTGTATCTCTGAATGCGGCAGCACTACAGACGCTTGCTAATAATCAAGATATGTCTAAGGTTCTGTCTGACTACATTAACGTGAATCAGGCACAGTTCGCTTCTATTCTTGGTGTAAGAGCAATTCCTACTCCTATGAATCCATTGGCACAGTCCTTTAAAGTCAACAACGAGTTTGGCGTAACACTAACTAAAATCGAGTTGTTCTTTAAGTCGAAACCAACTAATGTATCTCTGCCTGTTTCTGTACATGTTCGTCCTGTAGAGAATGGTAAACCTTCGATGAGTAGCATAGTACCAGACTCGCATGTTTATGTCAATAGTGCAAATGTTATTGTTTCTAGCACAGGTGCTCAGTTAGCAACTATTCAAGGTAATGGAACGTCATTCGTATTCGACGAACCTATTTACTTGGCACCAGGACAAGACTATGCTATTGTAGTTACTTCACAGTCAACTGAATATGAATTGTTCAGTGCTAGAACTAGAGAGTCGGTTATCAACTCAACTGGTAGATACAACACTACACAAACTCCGGGTTATCTCTTCTTACCACAAAATGGTAAGAACTGGGAGAAATCACAGAACGAAGACTTAATGTTTAAAGTTACTCGTGCAGTGTTCGGTTCAGGCGGNGGTGCTAACGGTAGTGTGATATTGAAAAATGCTTCTGTTCCTGCTAAACTTCTTGAAGAGAATCCGATTCAAACTACGTTCAGCGACGAAAAGATTTATGTACGTCACATCAATCACGGTTTACGTCCAGGTGATGGTTGTAATGTTGATAGTGCTACAGAAACGGGTGGTTTCTCTGCCGCACAGTTGAGCGGTTCGCATCAAGTTATTGATGTTGATATGTACGGTTACAGATTTGAAATTGATCCTTCTAATCCTGTTGTTGCTACATCAACAGCAACTGGTGGTGGTGAGAGAGTATTGTCACAAGGAAATATAAACTTCTCAGTAGTTAATCCAATTATCGAGTCGATTATTCCTAACTCTACTTCGATTGATGTATCAGGTAAGTTTACTTCTGGGCGATCAATCTCTGGTTCAGAAACTCGATTTACACAGGACGCTAATTTTAACAGAATTACTCCTAAGACTAATACTGATCTTGCCTCAACGTTCACTCTGTATAACGACTTCGAAGTTGATTCATCTACCATGAGCGGAATCAATTCTTCTACTTTGTTTAAAGTTGACATGAAGAGTGCTAATGATTATGTTTCACCAATCATTGACTTACAAAGATCATCTTTGGTCACAGTAAACAATCTAGTTGATGATCCATCGGTTACTCCTCACATCTATAGTGTTGGAGCAACGGCAGCATCAGGAGCGTCTTCAAGTACTGCTCACATTATGAAACCAGTTGTTCTTGATCAACCTGCTATCGGTATTGAGATTACAGCGGAGTTAGCGATACACTATACAAGTAATGTTAAAGTATACTATAGAGTAGGCGCCGCAGATGAGAATCTTAATGATCTTGTATGGATACTTCAACCAGAATTTAGCACTATCGTTAAAGATGCACAAATGCGTAAAGTTAAGTTTCTTGCTGGTGGTCAGGGCGGTACACTGAAACCATTTAATCAAGCACAGACTAAGTTGATTATTGAAGGAACTGATCCTGCAAATACAGCAAAAATAGGTGATATAGTTGTTAAGTGGTTAGCAAGTTAAAATGTCGCGCTACGTTAAAGTAGATGGTGTTCCTGGGTTAGTTCGAGATATGGAGTCTAATGCGTTAATAAACGTAAATTCTCATGAGATCGAACTTGCCCAGAAACAAAAGAGAATAAGAGAGAAGTCTAAAATAAATCGTCAAAACTTAGAGGATACAGTAGAAGTACTTCAGAAAGATATGTGTGAAATAAAGGAAGCATTAGCAATATTGCTTTCCAGAAGCATATAAATAAATGAAACAACTGACTCTAAGATGATAGATTTATGTCCTTACCGCTAAAACATCTCGGCACTGGTGCTCTTCAAGAACTCGCTACGCTTGATATTGATTATCTTGCGTATCAAGCGGGTATTCATCTTGGTAAAATGAGTAACGAAGATGTCTCTGCTATCTCCACAAATGGTAGCGGAGCAACAGTTGTCGGATCTTTTACAGATACTCTGTATGAGACAACAGTCGGTTCTACTCCAGGAACAACTTACACCGTAAACTTTACTGTTGAACATCGTTCTAATCCTGGAACTGGTACACATACTGCAATATTCACAGCACAGAATGAAATGCCATCTCCTTTATATGTCGGAGATACAGTTTATGTTATCGTGAACGGTGATGCTATAACTGGATTCGAAGAGATCGGACACGAACTTGCTGTATCTGGTGATGCACTATTTGTTACCGAAGGTGTTAACACAACACCTACAGCAAATTCAGTTGATGGAACAAGAGTCGAGTGGGAAGACTTTCAGAATGTCGCAGGTCTCTCGGGATCATATCAGTCTGCCTTTGAAATTAAAGTGACTCAAGTAGGTCTCTTAAACTTTACTTTGACCGCTAACTCTACTGACGTAAATAATACAACTCAGCAGACTGCCAACTCTAGTATTATATTTCCTACAATTGAAGTTGAAGAAACTTTACCGCCGGAGCATATAGGCGTACAGACTGATCTTTATCAAAAGACCACTGCTTCACAACCTATCAATACGACCAGTGCTTTAAAGAAAAATCCAATATACTGGAACAGAGCATTAACGCCTAATGGTGTTAAGGAGATGAATGACGCTGAACTAGACGCATTTTGCGAACAGTTAGTCATACGTATCATGCGGGACGAGTTGCCTGGTACTTATCGTCTATCCTCTAACAGTCCTGGTGCTAATTGGGTTCAGTTTATTCCTAGCGTATTCGAAGATACTCGTGCTGACGGAACTACAGTACCGTATTCAATATGGATAAGACAAGCGGGTATTAAACCTACTGTAATCAGACCAGTTTATGTTGCACGTAATGCAGAGAATGGTTGGGCAGGACTAAAAGAACATACAGATGCCGAAGTAGAATTTACTTTCGGCGAACGCGTAAAGAAAGCAATTGAAACTACAGGAATTGGTAAGTATCAGTTGCGCTCTTCAACACAAGGTGCACCCACTGATGCAGGTACATGGGTTGCACGTGGTAGTGCAATAGATACAAGACTTGAATACTTCTATGATACTGGTTATCAGGCACTAGAAACCTACACGTCACAATATACAGAAGATTATCTTGGTGAGTATGAAGCAACTTATGCGGGTAACTATGAACCCACTTACACAGGCGAGTTCACAGGCGATTACCTAGGCACTTACGATGGTGACTTCATTGGCAACTACACTCCAACATATGACGGTGATTATCTAGGCGATTACTCGCAGAACTATCTTGGTGACTACAACACAGAATATACTCAGAACTATCTAGGTGACTATGTAAATCAATACACACCTACATATGATGGTGCCGATTACATTAGTGATTATGAAAATACATATGATGCTGATGCTGTCATTGAGCAATATGCCAGCGACTACGAATCTGTCGATTACGTTGGCAACTATATTTCTGATTATAACACAGACTATATTTCCGATTATACCAATACATATCTTTCAGACTATTCTGGTACAGAGTATGTCGGCAATTATATTTCTGATTATCTAGGTGGATTCCAGACCGATTATCTCGGAAACTATATTTCAAATTATATTGATGATGTTTATGTAGGCAACTACATCACTGATTACACCAGCGATTATATTAGTAACTATCTTGGATCTTATGATGGTGATTATCTAGGTGATTATGGCGCAAGTTATGAAGGTGCTTATGATAACTCATACGAAGGAGACTTCCAAGCAACTTATGCTGGTGACTTCACTGCTGATTATCTCGGAACATATCTGACAGATTACGATTCGCAATACGAAGGTCAGTTCTCTGAAAACTACGATGGTGATTACATCAGCGACTATCTCGGAACATATTCTAGTGGATATGAGTCTGAATATGAGACAGGTTATATAACCCAATACGAAGGCGCGTATGATGAATCAGAATATGTGGGCAACTTTGTTGCTAGTTATGATAACTCATACGAAGGAGACTTCCAAGCAACTTACGCTGGTGATTACATCAGCGACTATCTCGGAACATACCTAAATGATTATGATTCACAATATGAAGGTCAATTCGCAGATAACTACGCCGGCGATTACATCAGCGACTACCTTGGAACATACGCTAGTGGATATGAGTCTGATTACTCCACTGACTACCTTACACAATACGAAGGTGCGTATGATGAATCAGTATATGTGGGCAACTTTGTTGCTAGTTATGATAACTCATACGAGGGTGACTTTCAAGCAACTTATGCTGGTGACTTCACTGCTGATTATCTTGGAACATACCTAAATGATTATGATTCACAATATGAAGGTCAGTTCGCAGATAACTACGATGGTGATTACATCAGCGACTATCTCGGAACGTACACTAGCGGATATGTGTCTGATTACTCTACTGACTATCTTACACAATACGAAGGTGCGTATGATGAAGCGAATTATCTAGGAAACTTTGTTGCTGATTATGTGTCTGACTTCGAAGGTGCTTACACCAATTTGTATGCTGGTGATTATATCAGCGACTATCTTGGAACATATGCTGGTGAATATGAAAGTGCTTATGCTACAAACTTCGATGGTATTTACGTTGGTGGATTCGATACAGATTATACAGCAACTTTTGATGGAGAATACGAGAACACCTATATCGGCAACTATGTTTCAGACTATCTTAATGAGTTTGAAACCACATACACAGGCGACTATGGTGGTGAATACACCTCTACTTACGCCGGTAATTATAGTGGCAACTATATTTCAGATTATACGAATGAGTTTGAAACCACATACATCGGTGACTATGGCGGTGAATATGTTTCTACTTACGCTGGTAATTATAGTGGCAACTATGTTTCAGATTACACGAACGAGTTTGAAACCACATACGCAGGTGATTATGGTGGACAATATACTTCTACTTACGCTGGTAATTATAGTGGCAACTATGTTTCAGACTATCTTAATGAGTTTGAAACACCATACGTAGGAAATTATAGCGGTGAATATGTTTCTACTTACGCTGGTAACTACCAAACACAATACGCCAATGACTATACTAATGAGTTTGAAACAACTTATACTGGTGATTATCTAGGTAACTATGAAACTGATTATGCAGGCAATTATATTACTCAATACTCTGCCGAATATCAAGTACCTTACACTGGTGTTTACACAGGCGATTACATCTCTGACTATATTGGTGATTACATCTCACCTTATGATGGCGCTCTGTACACTTCAGATTATATCTCTACTTACGAAAGTGCATATGGTGGTCAATTTGAATCATCATACACTGGAGTATTTGACGGAACAACATACTCAGGAAACTATGCTAGTCAATACGTAGGCAACTACATTGGCCTATACAACAAGAACTACGCGACAGCATATCAAGGCACTGATTACATATCCACATACGAAGAAACTTACACTGGAGATTATTCTGGACAATATTCTTCTGCTTATGTAAGCGTTTATGATGCTCAAGCATATGCTACAGCATACGAAGAGAATTATATTGGAGATTATTCTGGTACATTCGGTGCTACGTTCTTAGGAACTTATGATAGTTCAAACTATACTTCAACATACGTAGAGACTTATGTTGGTGATTAT